CGCACGAAACCACTTGCGTGGTAAACGGGCTGGAAGCCAAACGGTGTGCTAGTGGTAGACATGTTTGCGTTTCCTCAAAAGAGAATTATTGGATTGGTCATAGCTCTTCAAATTTAGCTCGACCAGGATTTTCGCGCAATGCCGCAATACCATCACCCTCAACCACACGCCCGCCGGCTGATGCCGCCGACTCTTTAATGCTGTCCAAAACAGACAGAAGCTTCTCGTCTTCACGGGCAGGAGCATCATGGTGAGCTTCTTGCATAAATCGTGAATAGAGAGACATCGGCAGCTTGAATGCGAGCATCTCGTTGACACCAATAAACCCTTGCCATTCGCCTGTCTTGATGGTTACGTATTCCCAGCCAGGCACGTCTTCGGCTTTAATAGGTTGATAACCCAACCGGATCCGTTGTTGAATGGAGTCGCGGGGGTTAGTGGTGGTCAACCAACATGTGTGGAAGCCAGGGATCTTTGGTAGATCTGGCAATGCGTCTTGGAAAAATTGAGATCTAAACATCTCAACACGATCCTCATCGCTAATAGCACGTTCTTCAGTCACATTGCGGTCTGTGGCTCCACGTGATTGGCGGATAAGATCAGGGGATTTTTTTAAGCGTTCGTCAGTCATTTTCCTCACTCCTTTCAGCGAGATGAATTGTTTTCACGGTCCCACTTCGCGTACTGTTTCAAGTAGCGTTGGCGCAGGACGGGGTCATCCCAAACTCCAGCATCAGTCATAGCTTGCTTTCGTTCGGGGGAGATGTATACTTCACGGCGAGAAGACTGCGGAGCCTGGTCCCTGCTGGAACCAACGGGCGGACCTCTACGCTGTCCGCGGCGATCGTCGTCTTGACTGTCGTCATAGTTACCGCCTCCTTTGATGTCTGGCAATCGCTTGGCCACTCGCTTGTCCAGCTCGCGCCAATATGCCTCTGTCTTTGGATTATAACCTGATTCTACAAGAGATTGATCTATTGCTAGAACTATCTTCGATGCCTCGTCTTTGGCGTTCGGATCGTACCAGCTGTTCCGGGCCACCCAGTCTTGAGCAAAGCTCGCGACTTCTGGGTCAGGACCTGGCTGGGGAGCCGGTGCCTGGGCCTGCTGATGCAGTTCCTGGGCGACTTGGTTCTGCTGGTGCTTGTGAATCTGAAGCTGCTGCACCTTCTGCATGGCCTGGTCACGAATTCGCATCGCTTTGGCAGCATCTTCACCGTTTCCGGCTTCAATGGCCTGGGCCATGATTCTTTCGGCCGCCTTAACTTCGGCTACGGTATCCGCGATTCTGGCATCAATGCCTGAGATCGTGTTGCCAACGACAGACTTCTCGACTTGGAACATGCGCTTTTCAAGCGACTCGTTCCGCTGCCTCAGGAAGTTGAGCTCTGTTTTATCTCGCTCAATTGCCTGTTTTCTACGCGCTGCGCGATCTGCTTTCTCTTCGCGGCGTTTGCGACGTAGTTCTTCGCGGTCCTCATTGTCTTCTGAGAGACGCGAGTCCTCGGGGTGGTCATCGTCTTCGTCATGGTCGTCGTCTTGTTTAGACTCGACTGGAACGAACTCAACTTCCTGAGGCTTACCGCCTTTTTGGTCCTCATCATCTTCGATGAGCATAGTTTCTCCGGCCATTGCCTGCTCCTTTCAGCAGTTAGATAAACGCACGGATCGCAGTGGGATCTCCAGTAACCTTGGCAAGAATGTCTAGGTCATTGAACATCACAAATTCGATCTCCTCGTCATTGGACCTTACAGTCCAACGATCACCGCCGTATTTAGGTGCACGGACGTAGGCACCAACTTCACACCAAGATCCTTCGGGCCACGGTTCCATAGTGTTTCGATTCTTGTAAGCCAATGATCCAATCGCCACAACTTTGGCGATCTGGGTATTGCTGGCTTCTGTCTTTCTTGCTTCTTCCGGGAGGTAGATACCGCCAGCCGTCTGACTCTTGGCTTTGCGGACTTGAACGATCACGCGTGAACCTAAGGGTTCGTGACAGCGGTCTACTGTTGGGAAGGCCTCGTCCAATGAGGCGTAATTGAAGGACATGGGGGTTTCAAGTAGCATTCGCTTCTCCGTATGCTGGGGGTTAAAGATCTCGACTATCGTTCTCAATGTCTCGATAGATCCGCTCAATCAGCTGGACGGCGCGATCAAGGCCGGCGTAGACGCCTTGACGTTTACCGTATTCGAAGCTGATGTCTTTGCCTTCAGCTGGCTGCACTTTGATGGCTTCAACTGCCAGTGCCTGCTGCTCGGCTCGGATCGACGAGATGATTTTGGCTAACACTTAACGGCGTCCACCCATGACGGTGGAAATCAGGTTAGGACCGCTGCCGCGTTGGCTGTCTGTGCCGCCATTGCCTTCGCCTTGGACCTTTTCGGTCTTCATCTTGGCCATGGTCTTGTAGTTTGCGTCAGGCAAACCAGGTGTTGGTGAAGGATCGCTAGCGACCTTCTTGGCTTTTGGGTAACCTTTACCCATGGCCATCTGTTTGTGTAAGCTGATTGCTTCCATGATTGCTCCTTATCTACGTGGTGAGGGGTTTATTCCGGTGCCGGTTGATACCGAAAACTTTTCGCCTGTTGCTATCTCGAGGGCAGCAAGCTGCTTGGCTGTTTGGTTGTCGGACTCGTTCATCTCCAAGCGAGCCTGAATCTCGGCGCGAGTACGTTCGTCTTCGGCCTGTTGACGCGTTTGTTCGACCTGCAGTTGATTCTGCAATTCTGCGATCCGCGCTTGGATCTGGGCCTGCGTGTCTTGGCTGCGAGCCTGTATCTCGGCTTGCTTGAGTTGAGCGTCTTGCTGCAACTTGGCTTGCTGAGTTTGCGCAGTGGCCTGATCTTTGGCTTGCTGGTTCTGCAATTGCTGCTGAGCGATCTGGACGCTGGGATCCTGTGGAGGCGGAGGCTGCATCTGCTGCAAGGTCTGAATAGCTTGTTCGATGATCTGCGGGATCTGACCAAAGGCCTCTTGGCTTTGCTTGGTCACGACCTGGCTGGTTGTTGCCAGCAGCTTGTCAAGCGACTGCTTCTCTTCGGTCGTCGCATCCTTTTGGATCTCGCCAATGTCAACTTGTGCGGCATCTGAAGCTTCTTGGTAGATCTGCGTCGCGTACCAGAGGACCATGTGCTCTTTGATGTGATCAAGCATCATGGGAATGAATGCAGGGCCAATGGCCTTGTTGTTGCCGAACATTGGGTTGGTCAAGAAGTCCAAGTGGACTTGCAAGTGAGCCAAGTGATCTTGCTCAGGGAACGCCACAACAGGACGGCGCATCGTCATCGCAATGTTCTCGTTGACCGCGTTCAGTTCCAATGGCTTAGGAGCTGGCAGCAAGAGGTCTTTGCCTTGAGGCACTTTAAGGCGTTCGAGGAACATGACCTCAACCTTGCGGAGATCGTACAGCTGAGGCATCTCCTTGGCTCGCTGCATGACGGCCTGCACCTGAGCAAAGCGTTGGGCTTCACTGAAGATGTTGGGGTCACTGACTGGCACGACATTCATCGGGCCATCGAAGTCGCTGCGCTTGACCATCAGTTCGCCAGTCTCGTCGTAGACTTCTTCTTCGGTCAAGTAGGTCTTGTTCAGGCGGAACAGCAGCTTCAGCACACGGCCCATGGAGTCATGCAGACGCGCATGGATCGCCGAGAACACAACCATGCCTTGCTCAATGCGAGCCAAGGTGGTTCCGACCGGCGTGTTGGCGTTGCTGTCGGCCAAATCTTCAAACGTGGTGCGAACGACGTTTTGGCTGGCATCAACCAAGAAGCCAAGCAACTGGAACAAGACCGCGCTTGGTGGGTTGTAAGGCATTGGCATGAGCATCTTGCGGATGTCATCTTGGCCAAACGAACCTTCGATCTCTTTCACTTCTGTTGGATCAACACGGTCTGTCTGACCGCCGGTTCCTGACTTGAGCTTCAGCAAGCCTGGGAAGTTGTTGATGTGGGCAGAATCAAGCAAGGCACGCAAAGCACCTGTGGCAGCGGCACTTAGACCGCCAATCATGTGTGTCAGGCCGATCGGATAAGCGCCACGCCAAGGCACGAATGGGAATTCAACCATCCATTGCATCTCTTGCTTGGTCTCGTCGTCTTCTTCCCAGTTGCGATAGATAGCCAACACATTTTGAGTTGCCTTGTCCAAGCTGATGATGTATGGAGCCAAGCCATATTCGTCATCGAAGTCATGGATGATGTAGCATTCGTAGATGGTGCGCAGACCGTCGATGTTGTAACTGTCTGTTGTGCGGCCTTCGATCTTGTTGTTGGCAGTCTCGGCCTTTGATTCTGTTGGAGGCAGCGGACTGGCCATGAGGTCCACGTCCATGTACATGCCTGACTCAACACGCTTCTGATATTCGATGCGAGTCAAATACTGCACATGAGTCTTGCGCTCAGATGAATAGAAGTTGGTTGCTGCAAACGGCAAATAGACATCGTCAATGGCAACAAATTGCGGCATCGGCCGCTTCTTGTTCGCGTCCCAAGTAATCTTGAGGTACTGACCGCCGCCCAATGGCAACTGTGTAGACAGCTGCTCAAGCTCAGACCTGAACTCAGGCATCTGCTCGGTCATCTGCCAATTCATAAACTTGACAAGGCGTTCTGCTTTTTCTTGTTTGTCCAGGGTGACTTCACCAATGATCTTGTCGCGTGCAGGACCATCAGGTGGGAAGAGTTCCTTCATGACGCGGGCTGAGAAGTCCACGCATCCTTGAGTCAGCATTGGGTGTACGACCTTGCTGGCTCCAGTAAACGATGCGCCGCCTGGGGCATCATCACCAAGGCCTGTTCGACGCAGACCTTCTTCGTATTGCTCATCACGCTTCTTGCGTGCTTCTTTGTCTTTTTCTAAGATGTCGCAAAGTTCGGATCCGAGGTTTGACAGCTCCCAACTTGGCATCGTCTCAGCCAGGTTAGCGTAGAACTCGGATTCGGCAGGTGTTGGTGAGTCATCAAGCGTGACCATTGCTCCACCGTCATCGGTGTCGCGGACCTTGGAGTCGTCCTCAACCTCGTACATCTCGCCGTATTCTTGTTCGTTTTCAGCCATTCAATACTCCGGTTAGATCGCGTATGGGTTCACAAGCTTGGGCTTGCTTTCCCGTTCAGTTCTATCTTCAGCTTTTCTGGTGACTGACAAACTGTTGCGATCGGCAAGCAACCTAAGTGCTTGAGTCGTTGAATCAACAAAGTCGTCATGCTTAATGGATCCTTCACCATGGAAACTGCAAAGCTGCGAGATTAAAGGGTCAGCCCAGGAACGAGGGTTTCCAGGCCGTTTATCAGATTCTACCACCCAAATGAATCCGTGTGCAAATAAATGCGAGACCGCGTGCAAGCGCTGCAGCTTATCTGCGCGGCCAGGATTGTACGGGTACGCCAGGATGTCCTCACGGGCCAGCATCTGACGCAGGCTGATACCAGATCCTTTGTCCTCGATGATCATCAGGTCAGGAGACTTGCCGCCGAACATCGATTGCTTTGGCCCAATCAGCGGCTTGATCATGGGCCTGAAGTCCTCGTCGCCGTACCTGACGACCCATTCCTTTTTGACCCGCTCAATCAAGGCTGGCAGGCCAAGGTGATCTTGCCAGCAGTCGAGCAGCAAGAACGCTGGCTTCTTGTCGTGGCGGAAGACACCCCAGACCGAGCACGCGGTTGGATCCGGATCGTGGCTCTTGCGGTCAACAGACTTCTCCGTGAAC